AAAGCGATCTTCTAGATGGTCCAGAAGAAGATGTATCAGCTTTTGATAACTCCAAGTTTGGCGAAGAAGAACATGAGCGATCATTGCCAAAGTCTAAGTTTAATCGAGATCGTTTGAAAGACTTTCAGTAAGGAGATATACAATGCAGTATCAGGTTATTGAAGAGATTACACAGGACACAAACATTAATGCTTTCCATGTTGTAGAGACAGCTTCTGGCCGATCAATCAAGCAATTTCCACTAAAGACAGAAGCTGTTAAGTTGCTACGCTTCTTGAATCTTGGTGGTGGCTTCGATGGATGGACACCAGATTTTTTTCTAAATAAATTCAAAATTCCACAAGAAACTTCTGCTGATCTAGCATAAATAAACTCACGTGAATTATGTATTACGCTAAAAACGTAAGAGGCAAGACGAATACAAAGCATTCGGTGGAATAGTCAAGAGTAAACGGTGGGGTTCCGCTTGACCATAATTCACATAGTTTATATACTGTAGAGGAGGGAGTAAAATCCCTCCTTTACTTTTTTATAAATACTGAAAAGAGGTGCACCATGGGACAGTTTAAGCTCTTTCTTACAGAAAAGAAAGATCCTACATCTACTACTTTTCATGCGTTTGATTTGGACGATACGCTTGTCCATCACAACTCTCAGCATCTTCAAATCCATGTAGTTAATCCTCAAGGCCAACGAGTGCAATCTCTTACGACCAAACAATTAATTGGCCACAAGCTACCTGCTGGTCACAAATATGATTACACGGAATTTGCTAGCTCTAATCGATTCAGACAGTCTGCTACACCTATCAAAGGAATGGTGCAGAAACTCAAAGCAATTCATAAAAACAATAAAAATGTTGAAATTATTACTGGTAGAAAAGACTTTGATGATCAACCTCAATTTGCAAAACAGATGCGTAACCATGGCGTTGATATTGACCAGATCCATGTTCGGAGAGCTGGAAACTTGCCTATGTCAACCCCTGATGCAAAAGCGCATATAATTAGCAGATTAATAAATAAAGAAGGTTACAAAAAAGTTCATTTATATGATGATGCCTCGGAGAATCTAACAAGATTCTTGCAGCTCAAGAAAGACCATCCAGATGTTGAATTTCATGCGCATCATGTACAACACGACCCCGAGACCGATACTGTGAAGATTACAACGAGGAAAGTGTAATGTTGAAATTTACAAATTTTATTGTTGAAGAAGTACGACCAACACTTACTTCTAGTGGCAAAGATGCTGAAAGACACGTGAGTAAATATATTACTCCATATCTTCCAGGTAACGAACACCATAGCAAAGGAACTCACACTGTAGCTTATGACATAGATGGTTTACAGGCAGGGGATGCAGTTACACTGCACAAACATATTAAAAAACAAACAAGGACTGGTAAAATAGAGCACCATGTTGTTGTGTCAAAAGTAGATTCGAAAAAGCAAATTACTATCCCTATATCTAAATTACGAAAGCCAGGTAAATCCCCAATCAACATTGGACGTCAGTTTGAAAGCAAGTTTATCGCCCATTTGAAAAAGCATGGTCTTATGCCACAAGAAGCAAGTGGCGCTGGTTTTACTGCTGGTACAGATTTCTTACTTCAAAACAAGCAGAAAAAAACAACACACAAAGGTCGTGTGAGTTCATCTACAAATTTATTCAGTGGCGAAACAAAAGCAGATATCAATGCAGCCTTTGGTCAATTAACAATTACACATACACCAGAACGTGGATGGCACATAACTGATAAAGCACGTGCTAAACGTCCCAGATATGCCAAAGCTATAGAAGAAGCTGGTATCCTTGACCATATGAATAAGCATTTTAATCCTGATGAACACAATATTCCAGTCACAAATAGTGGTCGTGCTAAAACGATTACTTTTAAACACAAAGATTTAAAACCGGCTGATGCTTACCTACAAGACCATCACGTGGACGTACTCCATGTTGGTAATGGTTATGGCACATATCACGTTGGAAGCACAGATGCAACTGGCCATGGTTTGCCCGCTATTAAAGGCAAAGGCAAATGGGTTGTTCGTGAAAAACAAGCTGGTAATAAGCGTGCTCGAACAGTCATGTTTCAACCTGATGGTGTAGCAGGTCTTAATCAAAGTCATGTAAACTTAGAAAATGAGGAAGATGTGAAAGCATTTAAAACAACGCTTGGTCATTCATCACCTCAAAACACACAAACAATACCCACACAAAGGGCGATAGGTGGTCGTTCAATGGAAGGTCCAAATGATTAAATTTAGTGATTTTCTTGTAGAACAGGCAGAAGCTGAGCCAGAAGCCAAGAAGCTCAAACATCTTCCTCATGTTGAGGATATGTCTTTTTCTGGCCATGAAGGTGTTGGTATAGCCGCACAACATCTGGAAGATACCCATAACTTATTATTAGGTAAAAGATCTCAAAGCCATATCTCAACCAAGTACGATGGTGCTCCTTCTATTGTGTTTGGTATCCACCCAGAAACAAAGAAGTTTTTTGTAGCTACAAAGAGTGCTTTTAATGCAGAACCAAAAATTAATTATACATCTGAAGACATAGAAAAAAATCATGGCCACAGTCCAGGATTAGCAGCAAAGCTAAAAGATGCATTGACTCACTTACCTAAGATTATGCCTAGAAATGGTGGCGTATATCAAGGTGATTTAATGTATTCTGATTCCGATGTAAAAAAGACAGGCAAGAAACTTTCTTTTACACCAAATACAATCACATACTCAGCTGACGCAAGTAGTCCACAAGGTGCAAGAATCAGAAACTCAAAACTGGGTGTTGTTGTTCATACAAAATATACTGGTCGCAATTTCAACAATTTATCAGCGACAATTCTTGACAACAAACAAAGAAATCAGTTTCAAGACCATCCAGACGTTAATAATATTGATCCAACCGTGCACGTTGATCCCCATCAATACTCACACGAAGATCAACGCGAGTTCTTGAATCATTTAGAGAATGCAAAAAGAACTTATGGCAAGATGGCACCAGAAGCCATGGATGTCCTACGCAGACACCAAGACCATCTGGAGCAATACATTAATAGCACCGTACGTAGTGGTGATAAGCCAACCGTTGAAGGCTTCAGTAAGTTTGTGTCTGACAAAAGTCAAAAAGATATTGATAAAGTAAAGACTCAAACTACAAAAGATCGTTATCTTCGCCAACATGCTGATGCAATTAAAGATATTAACGATAATAGCAAACACATCAAAGCTGCATTAGAACTTCATGGTCATCTCCAGAATGCTAAGAATGTTCTTGCAAGAGTACTCAGTAAGAATAATGATTTTGAGCATAGCATTGGCGATGAACAAACTGGACCCGAAGGTCATGTGGTATGGGATAAAAATGATAATGCAACAAAGATTGTAGATAGAGCAGAATTCTCTAGACAGAATTTCTTACGTGGTAAGATGCAACAACTCAAGAAGGCTCAAAATGCTTAAATTTAATAACTTTCTAAAAGAAAGTACCACAGATACACACGTTACAACTTTTATGCGTGCAAATCCCCCAACAGCGGGACACGAGCAAGTTGTTAATAAAGTATTGGAAACAGCAAAGAAAGTTGGTGGGTCTCATTCGGTTGTGCTATCTCACTCTCAAGATCCAAAGAAGAATCCTCTTTCACCAAGCCAGAAACTAAAACATGCTAGACGGGCTTTTCCAGGTGCTAATCTGACTACATCATCGAAAGAGTCACCATCTTTGCTAAGTCATGTAGCCAAACTTCATGGTCAAGGTGTAAAGAATCTTCACATTGTTGTTGGTCAAGACAGAGTCGATGAATTTAAAACACTCTTGAATAAATACAATGGTGTTAAAGGATCTCATGGTCATTATAATTTTGATAAAATAGAAGTTCATTCAGCTGGTGATAGAGATCCAGATTCAGAAGGTACAAAAGGTATTTCTGGCACAAAAATGAGAGAGTATGCTAGCAATAATGACATTGATAGTTTTTCTAAAGGCGTATCAAGTGCCATGAAACCAGAGCATGCCAAAGAAATGTTTAATGATATACGAAATGGAATGAAGAAGTAGAGGCTTCAAATGGCTCAATTTAGAAAAGATACTCATCAATATTTAAATGATGGTAGAACAATCTTTGAAGTTGTTATGGTTGCCGATCAAGATGGTAATGTGGTGGGTGCAGGAAATCCCACAGGAACTGCTATAGATGCTTTTGGTAGAGCTAGAACTTCTCAACCCTTTACACTATTTGATTCATTCAATCGATATGAAGATGATGGTAAGTTTGCTTATGCTAATACAGCAAATGGTTCATATGCATTTATAGCAAACACAGCCTCTGTCGATCTAACAGTAACAAACACAGCAAGCACATATGTTTATACAGAAACCAAGAGAGTGTTTGCATACCAACCAGGCAAATCGATCCAAGTTCTTCAAACATTTGTTATGAATCCATCAAAGACAAATCTACAACAGCGTGTAGGGTATTTTGGTGCAAACAATGGTTTCTTCCTTGAAAGATCAGATAATGTGTATTTTGTAGAAAGATCCTCTGTAACAGGGTCCGTACAAGATACAAAGACAGCTCAATCAGATTGGAATATAGATCCATTAGATGGAACAGGTCAGTCTGGGCTGACCCTAGATCTTGATAGCCCTCAAATTCTGTTTATTGATATTGAATGGTTAGGTGTTGGTTCAGTTAGAATGGGTTTTGTTATTAATGGTCGACTAATTCATTGTCACACGTTTCATCACGCAAATATATCCACAGCACCAAAAGGTGCATACATTCAAACAGCTTGTTTGCCATTAAGAATGGAAATCGAGAATACAGCAGCAACAGCAAGCAACAGTACATTAAAGAGAATTTGTGGAACCGTAATTTCCGAAGGTGGTTATGAACTAACTGGTAAACCAAGAATTATTGGTCAGCTTCCAACAAATAGCAACTCAATAAGTCTTGATACTGCAGGAACATTCTATCCTGTTGTATCAATTAAACTCCATAGCAATACAATGGATGCTATTGTACTACCAAAGCAGATTGATTTGCTTCCAATAACAGCTGCAAATTATCGTTGGGAAATTGTTGAAGGTGCAACTATTGCTGGAGCTGTATGGGCAAACGTAAGTTCTTCAGCAACACCAGTACAATATAATACTAATACCTCTGCTACAATGTCCGGAGGTACTGTATTGAATGGTGGTTACTTAACATCAACTGTCCAGGGTGGTGGTTATTTGAATCTAACAGATGGTATATTCAAATACCAGTTAGAAAGAGATACTTTTGCCAATACAACCACAACATGGACATTGGCTGTTGCAGCTGGCACAAGCACATCGAACGTATGTGGCCAAATTCTTTGGGAAGAGTTGACATAAGCGTCGAGAATACATAAAAAGACTAAATAAGGTATAAGCAGAATGGCTACGGCAATCCTGCAATTGTTCTTGGTTAAGCCCACGGGAAACACCAATGTTAGATAAAAAGAGTCTCTCAAAATCTCAGCTAGTTTTTGTAGAACAATCCAGGGTTGCCGTAGACCTCACAGAAAAACAGCTGTTTGCTCTTTATAAAAAATCTCGCAATTCAAGCATTCCCTTTTCAATCCTAGAAGAAGTATATAAGCGTGGTGTTGAAACATATAACCACATTATGAAGGAAGACTATCCTAACCATGATGTGTTAAATACAACACCAGACCAGTATGCATTTAATAGAGTAAACTCATTTATTGCTAATGGTCAAGCAGCTATATTAGACAAAGATTTATTGGAAAAAAGAGGCTTGTGGGACAACATTCATGCAAAGCGTGAGAGAATCAAACGTGGTTCTGGCGAGAAGATGAGAAAGCCTGGTCAAAAAGGTGCTCCAACACCAGAAGCTATTAAGCAAGCTCAGGAAGAATATACTGGTGCTGAAAAGGTATCGAAAGATCCAAATAAACCAGCAAGCCGATTCCAAGGCACAACTCAACTAACAAAAACATATAAGAATCAAACTCCTGGTTACCAGAAAGAGTCTATGACACGCATTATTAAGCGCGTTGTAAGAGAACAAACGGTTTCAGAATTATCTGTACCACTTGGTACGACAGGAAAAAGAAAACAATGGAATCCTCCAATGGTTGGTATTCGTATGGCCAGTGGAAAGATTGAGAAACACCCACCTGGAAAATCTTCTAGCTCCGGAGGTGGTAATGGTGGTGGCGGAGACGGTGGAGCATAAATAATTTTATATATTAAAAGGAGAAACTATGACAGCAATCGAATTGACGTTTATGGTAAGTGGTTTAGTTATTATTGGTGCTATTTTCTATCTCTTACGCTTACAACAGCCAAAAGATACTAAACCAGCACCAGTTCCAGTTACACCAACAGTACGAAAGAAACAAAAGACAGCTGCAAAAGTAAAAGCGGCTACTAAGTCCAAAAGGAAGAAGTAATGGCAACCCCACAGCTCGTTGATCAAATGAAGCAAGTTTTGGCCTCTACTTTTGCATTCTATCTGAAAGCTCACAACTTTCATTGGAACGTAGAAGGACCAAACTTTCCACAGTATCATACTTTATTTGATACTTTGTACAACGAGCTGTGGGGTGCTGTTGATGTAATTGCAGAACATATCAGAGCTCTTGATGCTTATGCACCAGGAAGCTTTGCAAGATTCAAAGACCTATCATTGGTTGAAGATGAAGTTAATATTCCAAGTGCTAGCTCTATGATTGCAAGACTAACTATCGATAACCAAAAGCTTATTACTTTACTAAAGCAAGTTCAAAAGACCGCAGAAGGTGCTGAGGAACCAGGCCTAGCTAATTTCCTACAAGACCGAATCGACATTCACCAGAAGCATGCTTGGATGCTTAGAGCAACACAGAAAGCATAACAATGACAAGAGACTATCGTTCCTTAGAAACAAAAATTCGATCTGTACTAGAAGCTACTGCAACCGAACTTCGCCGTAAGGTTGTTAATGTTGCTCGTCCAGATAGTCCTAAGCCTACTGATAGTGGTTCTTCATTAGCCAAGCAGCAAGAAATTCAAAAGAAGATTATTGATGAGGGTGAAGCTGCAACACAGGTCATCACTGATCCAAAGACTGATGATAGACGTCCTGATGATACTATCAAAGCTGAATCTGCAGCTAAAAAGAATCCCATTGCTACTAATATGAACAAGTTTAATAAACCTTCTGTTGTCAAAGACAAAAAGAAGGAAATGAAAAAGGGTTATGAAAAGCACAAGCAACCAATCAAAGAAGAGGACACTAAAATGGTTAAATTACTAACACCACGTGGTTGGACTGCTTCACAAGCAGCAAACGATGAAGAACTTGCTGAAAAGACACACACCATTCCAAAGACTGAAAGTGAAAAGAAGCTTGCTGCTCTTGCTGAACCAAGAGACAAGATTACTCATAAGGATGTTCTCGTTGGTCGTGGTGCTGTTAAGGAAGCAACTGGTGTAGCCCCACAAGCACTTGACCCTCACAATTGTGCTACTCACGTCTTCCACGAACAATTTGGTGAAGGTAGAACTCTCACCACTCAGCATGCCGATCCTGATAATGAAGGCAACATTGCATGGTACGATGTTATGTTTGAGCATGGCATCGAAAAGCAGGTTTCTGTTCAAGAAATGAAGATTATTGCATCTGAATCTCATATGCATGCAAAGAAAAAGAAGATGAAAGAAGAAGTTGAACAAGTTGATGAAGCTTCTGCTCGCGTTGCTGGTGCAATTCTAAAAAAGCTGAGAGCCAAGCATGGTAAATAAAATTATCAATGCTGTAAAGCAGCTTGTAAAGAAAGCTATCAATTTTGGTATTGAATTTGTCAACAGGACAATTGAAGAGCGTTTGAAGAAAAAGTAATGAAAAAGAAGGTAACTGTACCACAGCCACCTACAATTGTATCAAGCCCAATGCGTGGTGCTAATCAGGACCAGAGTGGTTTTACACCAAACCATGATACCACTGATTACACCATCAGCGATGGTGTGTCAATTGCTGGCGTTGGTCCAGTTGCTCAGACTCCTCATACTATGAGACAAAAATCTCACACAGGGTATACTAAGAACGCACCAAAGCTTACACCAGCTGATTTGAGCAAGTCAGCATCATATGGTAGAATGCAACTGGATAAGTTTGCACGAGCTGAAACCAAATACCAAAAAGACCAAAAACAAAAAGAAATTACTAGACGCAACACAGAAGCACAAAAAAGAGAGAAAGAGAGAGAAACTAACATGCCAAAGTATGTTAAAGAAATTGTCGAGCAATATGTAACAAAGCTTACATGGACAGACCAGCCTGTTGCCGAGGCAACAAAAGAAGTATCTGTTCCTACTGAAGTGCAACAACCAATTTCTGTTGAAGCAAAGCCAGTAGCTGAACTTGATGAAGCCAAGCGTGGTCGTCCTCGTAAGAATGCAACAGAGGAAGAACCAGAGCATGAACATATTATCATGCAGCTTAGAAAAGTAGTCTCTCTCCGTGGCAACTATCCTGTAACATTTGCTGATGGCAAAAAGTCAATGCTTTCTCAGCAATCAGCTCAGAGATTGCTCAATAGACACAACGATTTGAAGACATCAATTGATAAAGATGAATTTGCAAAGCATATTGCAAAAAGTGCTAATCATCTAAGAGATACACTACAAGGCAAGCCAATTCCCAAGGAAAAGAAACAATTTCTTCCACCCCTAAAGAGTTTAGGCCAAAAGTAATATGCCTGCTGATAATAAAGATAATACACAATCAAAACAAAAAGAGCAGAAGCGGACCGAACAGTCCAAGCTGGAAAAGTTGAAAGTTTCCAAGCATTCTCAGTATCTTGTTGATATGTTAACAAAAGACGAAGAAACATAAATAAACAAAGAATTTCTTTTAGGAGGACTAACTAAAATGGCACTATGGGGTAGAGATGATCAGGCAGTAACTGCAAATAGCACAACAACCGTGGAGTCAACTACCGGTGCTCCAATTGGTACATATGCTCTTGTTAAGGGTGACCAGGTAACTCGAGTTGATGGTGCCAATGCACATTTTGGCAACACCTCACCAGGTACCCGCGCTCTCGTTGATTCGACTATGTTTGGCAATGTCACAATAGGTGCATTTATTGCTAACCTAGCTGTTGGCGTGTTTGGTGTTGATGCAGCAGAAGCTGCAATTACAACTGGTAACCTAGCTCTGACCTATGTAACATCTGGTGGTTCGGGGTATGGTGCTAATGCTGTTGTCACTCTGACACTTGCAGCTGGTACAACCAATGCAACAGCCGTCAATGCATTTGCAAATGTGACAGCTGGCTCAACCACAGCAGGTCGAATCACATCACTAAAGATTGCACAGCCTGGTTCAACTTATGCAGTAGCACCAACAGTTGCCATTGCAGCACCAGCAGCAATTAATATCTACGCAAATACCACCAGCTTTAGCAATACTAACGATACGTTCTTAGTTGCAACAGCCAATTCAAGATGGCAAGCTGGTGATAGACTATATTACGGTGTTCCAAGTGCTAACACACCAATTGCACCTCTGACTGGTAATACATATTATTATGTTTCTTTTGCAAACACTACAGCTATTAAACTAGCTGCTACATCGGGTGGTGCAAACATTAACCTAACAGATACTAGAAACACAAATCCAGCCGAAACTCATACAATTCAAGGTGACACAGCCACTGGCTACGTTGTAGTCAATGGTGGTAAAGCAGTCACACACGCTGGTTGGGTCCTACGTACTGAAGGCCAAGGGGGTCGTGCAGGTAGAGTACAATATGAAACCCTAGTTGCAATGGGTTCACTTGGTGCTCAGACCGCTGCATATGGTACAGCCGCCACTGTTGCTGACGCATCTGACGACACAATTCTTCCTGAATAAGGAGAATTAATTTATTATGGCTAATGACACTAAGCGGATATCCGAACTATCTGTGGTTACAAGCCTATCTGCAAATGATAGGCTTGTAGTCCTCACCAATCCTACAACAGCAGCACAGACGCAGACCATTGCATTAAAAAATCTTGTAATCAATGCAATGAGTTATGCAAATACAACTGCAGCTGGTGTTGTAAAAGTTGGCAACAATCTAACTATTAATGCTACTGGCTATCTAACATTGGCTAACAGCATTAGTACCAGTATCATAGCTACGACAACAAACACTTATTCACTTGGTAATTCATCATCATCGTGGCAGGCCACATACCTCTCTGATGGAACTAGCAACGCTGGTATTATATTTACAACCAACAGCGCTATTCAATCAGCAAATACTGGTACCATTCGGATTACGAGTGGTAGTAAAGTATGGTCATTTGATATAAATGGCAATACTATTCTTCCCACCCCCACAACTGTTCCACAACATAGCTATGGTAGTAGCACCGATACTGTTGGCATGGTAGCTTTCGATGGCAACTACATTTACTACTGCAAACAAACATATAGCGGTATTAATCCAACAGCCGACATCTGGGTTCGTGTTGCATGGACTGATACTACCTGGTAATTTTTATGTATAATATAGTATGAATGATGACAAACTTACAAATGGTAATTTTTTAGTTTATTGCGCTAAACACTACAATCACTCTCAATATTATTCCACCAGTGAGTTTATTGAAGATATTCAGCGCATTAAATATATTAAAAAATTAATAACACGATATATACAAACAGGTGAGTTGAAAGAAAGACTAATTCTGAACCACATAATTATTCTTTGTAATTTATTTGGTCCGGAGCATCTTACGCGTATCCTGTATTTAAAATGTAAAGATCAATTTGAGTATGTCAAACCTTTTTTAATATTATTGAACATACTACCAAACAGACTATATAATATCGGTAATGAAGATGTTATTGATGTTGATAGTATATCAATGAATCAAGCTATAGTTAACGTTTTAAGAGATATTAAAAATGGTTAAAGAAGACATTGGGGCTGCAACAACAGCCTCTGCTGTTCCAACAAATGCAATGGGTCAATCTAGTTCCACTGCTGGTACAGGTGGAGTTGACACTTATGATCCACTTCTAACTAAAAAGAAGTTACGTAGAATTGTTCCTGGTAAACAACTACTTGCGGATCTAAAAAATGGCCGACTTTAGTCATTCTTTTCTCAAAATAGAAGCTGCTATTGAGAAACTTGCTGATATATCAAGCGATCTCAAATCAATGCTTGCTGTTCACGAGCAAAGACTGGACACTCAAGAAAAGTTGAGAGACGAAGCTGAAGATCGCTTCAAAGACAGAGAATATCAGTCTCGTAGAGAAGATGATAGATGATGTTTGTAAGCATTATCATATCAACGAGGATCATTACGGAAATATACTGATAGCCCTTACAGAAGCTGTTAACAATGCCATCAATCATGGTAATAAATCGGATCCTTCTAAGTCTGTTGAAATAG